AGACCAGGAGTTGATAAACCTTGGGGTATGGAGATACGTGGCTGCTTGACTGCGCCTGATGGATATCTTCTGTGTGGTGCAGACATGACCTCACTAGAGGACACAACTAAGCGTCATTACATGTATCCATATGACCCTGACTATGTGGCAGAAATGTCACAACCTGGATTTGATCCTCATTTAGACTTGGCAAGACATGCAGGATATGTTACACAGGAAGACATAGACAAGTACAACAGAGGTGACATGCCAAAGCTAAAGAAAATACGTAAGAACTTTAAGGTAGTAAACTACTCTGCCACCTATGGCATTGGTGCACCTAAGTTATCTCGTGAAACAGGCATGGGTCTGAAGCAAGCTAGGATATTACTAGAGGCTTACTGGAACCGTAACTGGTCTGTCAAACAGTTTTGTAATGATCAAAAGTCAAGAGAGATAAACCAAGATATGTGGATACAGAACCCTGTTAGTAAGTTCTGGCATAGCTTACGGTTTGAGAAGGATGCTTTCTCTACTATCAATCAGAGCACAGGCGCATACTGTTTTGATAGGTGGGTTGCACTATACAGATCAAAGAGGTCAAATATTGTAGGGCAGTTCCACGATGAAAGTATAAATGTAATTAGAAAAGGTGAGGAGAATGAACACACATCAGCCCTACAGTGGGCAATAGAAAAACTTAACGAACAATTAAAATTAAATGTTGACTTAGGTATAGATATACAGTATGGTCAAACATATGCAGATGTACATTAAAGGAGAGATACATGGCAACAAGAATGGTTACAGTACACGGTATTGCTGAATGGGCAAAAGTCTTTGAACAGAACCGTGACCTAACAGGATGGAAACCTACCGTCCAAGCAGAAGGAAGTTACGAGAAGTACAGTGGTGCTTGCACTATTGATATGATACTTGACGATGAGAACATTACCAAACTTACAACAGCTAAGAGTGGTAAAGAACCCAAGCCTGACCTAGAGGGCAGAGGACTTAGGGTTAAGTTCGACAGGAAGTTTAACAGTGGATATGATTGGAGTAGTGGAGCACCTGCTGTTACTAAGTCTGATGGTAGCTATTGGGATTATGATGTTGATGGTCCGATAGGCAATGGTTCTATCGTTGAGACTACGGTATCTGTTTATGACCTACCCAAGTATGGTAACACAGGTACACGGCTAGAGTCTGTTAGAGTTATAGATCATGTGCCACACATAACAACACAGGCCGCTAGTGGTTCTTCCCCCACCTCAAAGAAGCCTGAAACCGTACTAGATGAAATACCCTTCTAGTACAACTTGAGGGTGGGCTTAGTGCTCACCCTCCATTAAGGATAGATATGAAACCTGTAAACACACTTATAACACACATACCTAATGGAGAGTATCATGCGAAACATGGTGTATCTTCAAGTGCAGTGAAGTCTGTATTTAAAAAATCAGTTGCTCATTGGAAAGGTGAGAAGCGTAGCCCTAACAATCCAGCCTTTGCTATGGGAACAGCAGTCCATGCTAATCTCTTAGAAAAAGAACGTAACTTAGTTGTCAAAGGGCCAAAGACTAAATCTAGTGCTGCCTTTAAAACTATGAAGGATAACCTAGACAAGGACCAAGTACTTCTAACTGAGGTAGAGTTTAATGTAGCTAACTGTATAGCTAAAGGTGCACTGGCTAACCCTGTGTGTGCTGCTGCACTCAACCATAAAAAAAGAGTGAATGAGGTTAGTATCTTTGTTGATGACCCTATCTCAGGTCTAACACTAAAGACTAGACCAGACCTGATGATTGAGTCTGAAGGTACAGTCTATGACGTTAAGACTACACAGGATGCTAGTCCATCTGGTTTCTTAAGAGAATGTTTAAAGTATGGATACTTCTTGCAGGGTGCTCATTACGTTTACACCTGTCAGTTGGCTGACCTTGATATAACTAGGTTTAGTTTTATTGCTTGTGAAAAGTCTGCCCCATACCTATCCCACATGCATGTGATGGGCAAGGATATCATGGAGTGGGCTACAGCTAAACTACATGAGACACTAGATATTATTGCAAACGCAGAGGAGAAGGTGGACTACGGCACAGGTTGGGGTGACTACACAGTAATAGAAAAACCTGATTGGTTATGACCAAAAGTGCCAAACAAAAAGGTAGACTTGGACAACAGGAGATTAGGGATAAGTTACTGCAAACATTCCCTGAGTTTGAGCCTGATGATATCAAGTCTACTATCATGGGGGATACTGGTGCAGACATACAGTTATCTCCTGCTGCCAGGAAGAAGATACCTCTGTCTATTGAGGTCAAGAGAAGGAAGTCAGAACTAAAAACAGTATATGGTTTTATGGACCAAGCAGCCAACCACAACAACAATGAGCCTGTCGTTTTCTTTAGATCAGACAGAAAGCCTTGGGTTGTTATGGTTGGATTAGATCACTACATGGAATTAATTAGGAGTTGGAAGAAGTGACTGTAAAAGTTTGGGGTGTTGTGCAAGGACCAGTATCAGTGGATGAGCTACCTGATGATGAAAAAGTACCAGAGGATATGGGTTGGTTTATGATTTGTAAAACAGAAGTAAACGGTAAAGTAGAAGACACACAGTTTTGGTTTGAGGATTTAGACCAAGCATATACGTGGCAAAAATACTTCAGTAAACAAATAGACCCGATTATAATAGAGGGAATACTTGACTAATGTATTTACATGAGTATAACTTGGGGTTTCACTGTGACTTATGAAGTGACCCTAAATATATCAGTAGATAAGGATGCCAACTTCTTAGAGTTGTCTAGTGATAACTGTGATGTAATAAAAGAGTTGATTATGGATGCTCTTTATGATATAGATGATGTTACAATAATAAAATGTGAGGTAATAGAACATGACTAAAATAATGATAGATGAAGTTGAGTACGATACAGACAACATGAATGAATCTCAAAAAAGGATTGTAAATTTATTAAACAAGGGATCAAACTCAATAGGTTTACTAGAGCACATGACACAGTGTGTTAGTGCAATTCAAAAAGTAAAAATAAATGAACTTAATAAATCATTAGAGGATAACGATGATTAGTCAAGACGATATAGATGCATTTGAATATTTTAATAGGGAAGATATAAACATGAGTCAGAACTACTTACCTACTGACTACCAGGCTTTCATACATACCTCACGTTATGCTAGGTGGTTGGACGATGAGAAACGTAGAGAGTCTTGGAGTGAGACAGTAACACGTTATGTAAACAACGTAGTGGCACATCACGTAGATGCAGTAACAGCTTCAAGTATAGAAGAAGCTATCCTTGGCTTAGAGGTTATGCCTAGTATGAGAGCACTAATGACTGCAGGACCAGCATTAGATAGGGATAATACTGCAGGGTATAACTGCAGTTATCTACCCATAGATGATCCTAAGTCCTTCGATGAGGCTATGTTTATCTTGCTCTGTGGTACTGGTGTTGGCTTTAGTGTTGAAAGGCAGTTCATCAGTAAGCTCCCTGAGATACCTGATCTCTTCGACAGTGAAACCGTTGTTGTTGTTAAGGATAGTAAAGAGGGGTGGGCTAAGTCGTTCAGACAAGTGTTGGCTCTCCTGTGGGCTGGTGAGATACCCAAGTGGGATATCTCTCGTGTACGTCCTGCAGGTGCAAGACTTAAAACCTTTGGTGGTAGAGCGAGTGGCCCTGCACCTCTGGTAGATTTGTTTAACTTTGTTATCAAAATATTTAAAGATGCACAAGGACGTAAACTTTCTAGTCTTGAGTGTCACGATATTATGTGCAAGGTAGGTGAAGTAATTGTTATGGGTGGTGTACGTAGATCAGCTATGATATCTTTGTCCAACCTTAGTGATGATCATATGCGTCATGCTAAGTCAGGTGCATGGTGGGAGAATGATCCTCAACGTGCATTAGCTAATAACTCTGTGAGCTATACAGAGAAGCCAGATTCCATATCTTTTATGCGTGAGTGGATGGCACTAGTGGAATCAGGGAGTGGAGAACGTGGTATATTCAATCGTGAGGCAAGTAAGAGGCAAGCTGAGAAGTATGGTAGGCGTAACAGTGAGTGGGAGTTTGGCACTAACCCATGTTCTGAGATTATACTTAGGCCGTATCAGTTCTGCAATCTTACAGAGGTTGTGGTCAGGGCTACAGATGATATCGAATCTCTTAGTAAAAAAGTCCGTTTGGCAACTATATTGGGAACAATTCAATCCACCTACACCAAGTTCCCATATCTGCGAAAGGTGTGGCAGCGAAATACAGAAGAAGAACGTCTGCTTGGTGTGTCACTCACAGGGATAATGGACAACCCACTCATGACTACAGCTAATAAAGGATTGGAGAAAACTCTTGAGAAATTACGTGAACTTTCTGTTACTACTAATAGTGATTGGGCTGATCGCTTGGGTATTCCAGCCTCAACCGCTATTACCTGTGTTAAACCATCAGGCACAGTCTCCCAACTCGTTGACTCAGCCTCTGGAATCCATGCAAGACACTCGCAGTACTACATCAGAACCGTTAGAGGAGACAACAAAGACCCCTTAACACAGTTTATGAAAGACCAGGGTGTGCCTAGTGAGCCTGATGTAATGAAGCCTGACTTTACTACAGTGTTCAGCTTTCCTATTGAGTCACCTTATAATGCTGTTGTTACTGCTGACCTATCTGCTATTGAACAGCTAGAGACTTGGTTGATATATCAGAGACATTGGTGTGAGCACAAGCCTAGCATTACAGTTAATGTCAGGAAGGATGAATGGTTTGAGGTTGGGTCTTTCGTATACAAACACTTTGATGAAATGAGTGGTGTATCCTTCTTACCTTTTAACGAACACACTTATCAGCAAGCACCATATCAGGAAGTTGGTAGAAGTGATTACAATAATCTTCTAAGTTTAATGCCAAAGACTATTGACTGGACTAAGCTTTCAGTGTATGAAGGACAGGACAACACTGCAGGTAGTCAGACTATGGCTTGCTCTGGTGATGTTTGTGAGATAGTAGATATAGGTGCATAAAGGATAAACATAATGTTAGAACCAATTAAAGGATCATACTACAGAAAGTTTCAACCTCAGTCTTATAAAGAGAATGACAGTAAAGCTAAGATAGCAGTAACAAACTACTTAGAGAGTAATGGTCACACCATTCTTGATACAGAGGAGGACTACTCTTTTGATATAAAGAGTGAGAAGAATGGTGGTAAATACTACAGTGAAGTAGAGATGAAGAACCAATGGACAGGTGATTGGAACCCTAAATGGAAAGAGATACGAATACCATATCGAAAGTACAGACTAATTAATAAATACAAAAAGATACAGGATAACAAAACATTCTGTAACTTTTACATTATACGTAGTGACTGTGAAAAGGCATGGAGAATAAAAGATTTCCAACTTACTAGAGAGTGTTCAAAGGAGATATGGTTAGGTAACGCTAAACGATATGAATACTTTTTTCATATACCATATACTGAGGCAGAATTAATTGAACTAATATAAGGATACTATTATGGATAACACTGACACACTTACTATTGACGGAGAAACTACCTTCTTCAAGAGCCAACGATCTGAGTATGACCCTGTAAATCGTCCAGTGCATTACAATAGTAGTGGTATAGAATGCATTGACGCTATTGAAGCAATGACAGAAAAGATGTCAGGGTTTACAGCACCACACGCTGCTAACGTACTTAAATATTTGTGGAGACATCAATATAAAAATGGTTTAGAAGATATTGATAAAGCTATTTGGTATCTTAATAGACTTAAAAAACGCTACAAGGAGATACATAAGTGAAGCCATATGAACAAGGAAGGGTAGCCTTTAAGACAGGCAAGTTGGGCAATCCTTACGAACAAAATACTAAGAACAACAGGGATTGGGAGATGGGCTTTAACAAAGCCTACTTCCTAAACCTGGAGAGAGTAAAGGCATATGAACAGAACAAAAAAACTAAACAGTCTTGAGGAAGAAGCTAAGAAGTACAGTCAGAAAAAAATAAAGCCACCGCTAAAGGCCAAGCCATTAACATCTCGTAGATATCTGGCTGGTCAAGCTATGGCTGCTTTATTGTCAAGGTCTAATAGTCCTATGCATAAGGGTGATTTAAAACGTGAAGCTTATGAGTGGGCTGACTTTATGTTAGAGGAAGATGATTAGTCTACAATATCAGAGAAGATATCATCGTAGTTATCAAGTAAAGTTTTTATTCTAAGTAGGTCTTGGAGTCCATCATCTTTATCTAATAACTCTTCTAGCTTCATGTTCAGTCCTAGTTCATTCATAATCTCTCTGACTTTATCTCTATCTTTACCAGATAAAACTCTAACAAGGTCTATCTCTTTTGGTAGACCTTTTTGTATCATGTTGGTTACATTCTTTCTAACATCACCCCTTACAAGATCAAGAACTTCCTGTCTGTTTTTTAATGACATAGTAGTAAAATAGTCAGGGTTTTTCTTTAGGTATTTGATTGCCGCTACTTCAAAGTAGGGTGCAGCTAGTCCATCCATTATGTTTTTTATTTCTGGTGGACCTTGAAACCTTATAGCTTTGTAGTATGGTTGCCCTGCCCTGTTCATCATTTTCTCTACTAAATTAGGAAGACTAACACCCCTAATACCAAGTAGCTGTTTACCTAAATCTACATCAAGCCTGTCTCTAGTTGGTATTGCTCTTTCAGGTAATTTATCTGCCTTGAATATTAACCTCTGTGCACTCTCACCTGTAATACCGTTTACATATTTTAACATATTGTTTAAGACCTTTGGTCCTTGTCTTAGATCAGGGTTCATATTACCATCAGACATAAGACTCCATACCTGATTGATAGGATCAAGAGGTCTAAGTGCACCCTGCACTGGACGTTGTAGTATAGCACCAAGAGGTATTGCTACGCTCTGATAAAGTGGTTCCCCTCTCTCTATTGAATCATAAAAATCTCTCTGTACTTGAAGTAATGCCTGATCTATATCAGTTAAATCTCTAACTGCCTGACCACCTAATTGAAGTCCTAATTCTCTGCGAAGTTCTGGCGGTACTTCTTTATAATTAAAATCTAATATGTTATTACTATCACCAAGACCATGTGCAAGCATCTGCGACATTAAACGTAGAGTAGAATCAGGCCAATCATATTTTTTAAGTTCAACACTACCATCACTCTTCTGCTGTTGATCATAGGCAAGGTTATTCTTTATTCTTTCCCTTGCATCTTGTGTTCCGTAAGCTAAACCACCATAAAAGACTGCCATCTTCCCTAAGTCTTGAGCACCAGTGGGTGTAGTGTAGTCTAGATTTTTACCTGTACCTCTTCTATATGCATGAGCTATAGCATTAACACCTGTAAGGTCAGCCATTGTCGCTATTGTTGTGTTTAAAAAACTACCAAATGGAACAACAAAACCAACCACCCTTTTGTTTGTAAATTTCTCTATCTCTTTAGCTGCACTTCTTAAGGAACTATTTCCTGGAAGAGTTGACCAGTTTACAGATGCTGTTTCTCTCATGGCACGATAGGCTGCTTTATCTAATACATCTTTAAATTCATCTTTAGCCATAGTCAATGCAACATCTGGTTGAGTAAAGAAGTCCTCTGGACTCATACCATATTTTCTCATTATCTCTTGGTTTAAATTAGTACCAAAAGACCAACGCTTTGTTAATTCATCCTGTAATCTTACAAGTGCAATAGTTTGTGCACCTTTAGTTACAGAGTCAACGGTTCTATAAATTTTATTAGTTGGATCAATATCAAAATCAGTTAGTGCATCTCTTACACCACCGTCACCTGACACATCTCTAAAAAGTTTTTCTGCTATCTCTGGACGTAATTTAAGAACTTTATCCGCATACTCTATTGGTATATCTGGTGATAGAACATCAGTCATTCTTCTAATAGCACCGCCAGATGATCCATATGCACGATTAAAATACTTTTTAGCAGCTTCTGGTTTACCAAATAGTTTAGCACCGACCCCTTGTGTAAGTTCTATTGATGATGTAAACATATCTGCAGCAGTATTAATACTTACTAAAGATGCAAAACCTTTTATATTAGCACCTGTTGTAGCAAGGTGTGATGTTAAAAGTCTTTTGTAAGTGGACAAAGCAAACTGCAGTCTCTTTGGAGTATTTTCTGGCTTCTCTCCTTTTAACAACTTTACAGAATCTTCAACAGAAAATCCTTGATTTACTGAATCATCTATTGATCTTATAAGTCTTAAACCTATAGCACTAGTGGTTGTTTGCCTAGTGAGGTGAGCTTCTAAATCAATAGACTTTGCATCCTTACCTTGAACTAATTTACCATCTTCATTAAAAAATCTAAGTTTATAACCTGTATCTTTTTCAAATTTATTTACAAGTTGCCCTATCTTTTCATCTGGAATAAAAGTTAATGTTTGCGCAAGAACAGCAGTTTTATTTTTATACTTATCCACTAAGGCTTGATGACTAGTAAAACCAGCTTTTCTTAAAACCTCTCCATAACCACCTAAATTTTCTTTTGGATCACCTAAAAATAAATATCTAAAAAATTCATTAGTTACTTCAGTGTCAGTATATCTCTGACCCTTTTGTGTAACTATATTGTCTGCTTTATCTTTTAATTCTTTCCAAACAAGAAAGTTTTTAGTATTACCTTCAACAAGACCAAAGTTTTCATCTAAAAATTTTATATCAATACCTTCAGCTACTTGTTCTCTAAGTTCTCTTTCTGCCTGATCAACACCAACCTCTAACAGATTTGCATCAAAGTTCTTATAAGATAGGAAAGTATTCTTTAGTGGACCCTTACGTATTTCTTTAAATGTAGCACTTGCTGCTGCAAGTGTGGGCATAACAAACAAAGTACCTAAAGCAGTAATACCTGTCTGTGCTGCAGAGTATTCATCCTGCACTGCTGTTTCCATAAGTTGAGCCTGATACATAACGTCAACACCAGAGGCCATTAGAGCATCAGCAGTTGCGTATGGTATAGCTTTTACAGCAGCACTTCTTACAGTAGCAGCAGCAGTTTTTTTGGCTACACCCTTTTTAACTTGTGCTTTGTAAGCCTCTCCCATCATAGCTTTTACAGCAGCACTGCTTGCCTTTGTTGCACCTATACCAAATAACTTACCCAAACCAAGCGATAGTATAGTGGTAGGATCGTACACAACATTTTTGGTGTAGTCAAATAAAGCATCCCCCATTTCTCTTAAAGTTGTTGTATCTCCAGTGAAAGCATTTTCCATACCATCAAATAAAGCATAACCAGCCCCAAGTCTAGCTTTTGTTTCATCACTAGCCTTCATACCGTATGCCATTTCATTAGCAACAGTTACACTTTGACCTGCAGCAAAAGACCTTTGGTAGTTCTGCCATGTTTCAAATGCTTTTTCATCACTCATTTCTCTGTAATCTTGAGAAGACAAACCACCTATAGCACCACCAGCTAATCCAGTAACACCACGCCTAGCCTTTGTTAATACACCACCTGGGGTAAACCTAGCCTCAAGACTAGATCGAACTATATCCATAAGTTTTGGGTCTGATAATATTTCTTGCTTTGATAACTCACCACCGTAGTCTTCAAGGATAGGACTAAGATCAATAAGTCCACCACCCTCTTGAGGTACAAAAGGACTAGTAGCATCATCAACTATAACTTTTCTTGGGGATAATGTAGGTGGCAGTTGTGGAAACTGTGGTTCATCTACAAAAACTTTTCTAATTTCTGTCATTATGGGTTGGCCTGTGGTGGAAAGTTTAATTCTATTAATTCACCAGTTGGTAATCTAGCAATAGTTCCCGCAGCAAAAACTCCAGCACTAAGTAAAGCCTTACCTATTTGCTCACTAGCTACAAGTGGATACTGATTAGCTACATCAGTTAATAGTGGTGGTAGTGGCATTGTTTTATATTTTTCTCCACCAGGACTTTCAAGTAGTTTAGTCAGATAAGAGTTACCGTATAAGTTAATTATTTCTGCTGGATTTTCTTCTAAATTTTCTATTGCACTTTGAACAGACATAATCCTATCCGATATTAACTTAAATTCATTTTTTTCAGCATCAGTTCTATTTTCTTTTCCTATATTTTTTAATTCTTTTTCTCTTTTACGTAATATGCTTATCTCACTTTTAGCTAAAGCTGCCTGAGATTTAGCAGTAGTAGCCATAACCTTTGGTATTTCATTAATGTCTACAGGTTCAGCATAGGTATACTCAGGCACATATACCTCACCAGGAGTAGCGTTCATTGCCTCTAAAAAGGGTAAATATATCTCATCTACCTCACGACCAATAAATTTAGTAATCTTATCCATGTCTAAGGGTTTAGTTGTAGGTTGTCTTGTTATTATACCTGCAACAATTTCTTCCACAACTGTTTCTGGAAATTCCCTACTGTCACCTACAAACTTAGCTTTTGCTTTATTTAAAGTTTCTAATAATTTTCTTGCTCCTGATACATCACCAGAAGCAACAACAGGAGCTATTATAT